TGTCTGCCGAATGGGCCGCATAAACCAAATCAGCGCCAACCAGCGTGGTTTTTGTTGCAAAGTCTTTTAACTGAATTGTAATGGCCATAATAGTTTACTCTCTATGGGATATTGGTTGAGCAATATACGATGCCGGAAGCGGATGTTAATCTAGGTGTGCCATTAACGGTACCGCCTGATAATATTCTGCGTGCAGCAATCGGGTACAATGTATTGGCCTGGGCATTGGGGAAATATTGCGCAACGCCGTTTGTATTTTCATATACAATATTGCCGCCACTGCCAGAAACATATAACCAGCAACTTGGTTTAGCAAAATTGGTATCAACCACTGCTAGATCCGAAAATCCAAATGCAAAGCCGTAACTAATCATCTTTATCTCTCTTAATTGGTTTATTCGTAATAAATAACATCATAAGCTACTTCGACAATCAATTCACTTTCTAACGCCAAAACTAAAGTTTGATAGCTCTTCACCCCATGGCTTGACCAATCATGCTTGGGGTTGTCTTTAAATTTATTCATTTTAGCATCAAATTCTTTCTCATAGTTAGAAAGACAATCTATTAATCTTTGTGTGTTTTCTTCATTAAAAGTAGTCATGTAAAGTTTTTGACGAATCGCTTCAATCACCACTTTATGTGAGCTTGGCCTTTTAACAATAATGCCTTGCTGCCCTAGTTCAAGCAAATAATCTTGCGTTGTTTTAAGCCCATCGCCAAAATTTCTATTGGCTCCATCATGTGGGACAAAATGGGTCTTTAAAATTAAATTTCTTATGTTGCAAAATCGCTGTATCTCTTCAACATAAAAAGACAATGAACGATTGTTGTTTTCTATATACCCGATTACTGATGGCCATAACTTACCAGCTCGTGATTCAAATTGCGCCAGAGTTATTGCCGTGTAATCTGATACGCCAATATCATAAAAAGCATATACCGCTTTATTGGGTATATAATGGTTTTTAATAATACGTTCAGACTGATGAACGGCATTAATAGCTATAGCAAAATATTTTGTTTCTTCATTTATTTGCACATTTCCATAATATTCTTGCTGGATAAGATATTCAGGCATTCCTGCGCGTCTGTCTTCATCTACATCTTCATCGGTAATGTATGGGTTCCCCTCTTCATCTACCAATGTATTAATGGTTTCTTCTCTGCAAAACCATAATGGATCATCTTGATTCTTCTTTAACATCCAATAAAAATGATTCATTCCATCATAGGTTGACTGTCCAAATAGCCAGCCCCCATTTTGACGCAATACAGGCATCATATTGTATAAAACTTTTGGGTCTGAAAATGCAAGCTCTGAAAACACTATACCAAGTGGGTTCGTTCCACGTAATTTATCTGGGTCAATATCGCAACCTACAACCCAAATAAGACCACCATTTGTTAAATGGATAGTCATATCAGCATCATTTGGCTTTCTTTTCAGAAGTCGTTGCGGAATCATGTCTAGGAATTTAATGCTTTTGCCGGTTTTTAAGTCCAGCATTGCCCCTTCCCATAAAATCTTTCTTGCCCTCACGTTGGTTGGATAGGCCATGATATACATGCCAGGCTTTTCGATAACACAATCAATTATTAGATTCCATGTCGTCACTTCTTTACCAGCTCGGCGCGGCCATTCAGCAAGCAAGCGCTTAATATTATCCACTACAAGCGCATGGCGTATTTCTCGTTGATAAGGCCTAAAATCCATATAGGGGATGCGTGTTGTAAATCCATCCCCCCATTTAATATGTAAATTCCCATCGGTATCACGTGTTAATTCATATTCGCTCATACTGCGCGACTCATAGTCTTTCAATGCCTTATCCCGCAAGGCTTTTACCTCTTGTAATAATCCCATATTGTTAAGTCTTAATAATTTTCAATACAATTGCTGATTTTTGTATGATATTAAATGACGCAGTGCCGCCCGTATTGCCGATAGTTGTTGATGAGGCAACGGGCAATGAGTTTGCCGAACCAGGTGGCTTACTCATTGCAATATTAGTCAATGGTGCCTGTCCCACAGTTCCCGTATTATTAAAGGTAAGTGTTGACGTGGTAGTTGCCGAATGGCTATGTAAAGGAATTTGGTTCACCGATGTCAAAGTTTCTGTTTCTCCGCCACCTACATTACCAACCGCATTGCCGATTATTGCCGTTCCAGACCCACCAGACCCCATGCAAACTCTTCTTCTTAAGTCTGGCAAGTTAAACGTTGTAGTTCCATCTCCGATACCCCATGTGGTACCTATTACCCCGAATAAATCATCATATGTTACACGTGAAACAGCTGCCCCATCGCATAGCAGAAATCCAGCTGGCGCAGCAGCCCCTGCAAAATCCACCAATGTTCCTGTAGGGAATGCAGTTGCAATCTGCGTTGTAAGCGCCGTTAATTGTGCGGCCACATTCGTTGGGGTTTCATTAACTTCATCATAATAGCCAACAATAGCAGCGCCATTTGTGGTTTCTTGCTCATTGGCAAGCTCGGAGCGCAACGTTGACACATCTGCTGGCTGTTCAAGCGTAGCTGCAATAATTCCTGATGCAGAACCAAACCATGTCTGCCCTGAACCCAGTACCGGAATTTGAACATTCGCTGCAATGGTATCTTCTGGCAAATATGTATTTACAATGTAAGACAAATTGCGACCCAATGTGTAGGATTTGTTTTGTTGAGAAATCAACAATAATTTATCAAGAGCCGCATCTAAAGTTATACCAGAAAAGGTTGTCGCATTTGAAAATTCAACATCCAAAGATGCTTGAACATCCCTAACTATAGTGACGATATAGCCATTTGGCGGTATCTTGCCGGATAAAAACACCACCACCCCACCTGTAATTGGGTCTAAATTTGGCGTATAGGTGTAATCAACATTCCATTGCTTAATATCATTTTCTGGAATTGGTGTAGCATCTGCAGCCTGCGTAAAAACATCTATATTTGGAGTTCCATCTGGCTCTAATGGAGTATAAAAAGGCA